TTGATAGTAATGAAGTTTCTGTATTATCTATTGATGATGTTAATTGGGAATGTCTAAACAATGTGTCAAATCCTGAAAGTTGGTTATCATCATAAGATAGAATCGCTGCTCTGACTAATGTCTCTAAAGCTGATTTTGTCTGAGATGTTTTTGTTGGGTCATATTTAAAATTACAATCTACAAGAATTTGTAATATTTCAGCATCTACAATTTGAGGTCTTACTGTCAAAATACTTAATTTAGTGAGATCATTTTTTAAAGATGTTTTTTCTGCTGATGTTAAATTGTTTGAATATTGTGAAGGTTTCAGTGCTACAAATACTTTACCGTATTGAACAGGTTCAGCATCTTCACCACCCCATACTGCAATTGAATCTGCTCCCGGATAGAGTTCTTGTAATTTAGCTTTGTAGTCTTGTACTGTGACTAATCTATTCTGTGAAGTGTAAAACTTAGACGCTGAGAATTTAATTTGATCTGGTGTTTCGATATCTTTACCACCAGAAGAACTGACTGTGTTTGTAAACGATACATCTGAATTACCATTAACAGAAGTGGCCATACTAAATATAGACGCTCCATTTGCATGAGTATCGTCTGTAACTAAATATGAGATAGCTATCTGATCACCATCTTTGGGTGATGCTCCAATAACACCATCTCCGAAATATACTTCAAATAATCCTTCATCATTTTCTTGTATATAGTAAACAGTTGAGTTAGAATTAATCCCAGTTAAGTCGCCAGCTCTACTCCACGCAGTAACTGTATTGTTTGAATTAATATTAATCTTAATTGTTGAGGTATCTATGTTAGAATTTAACATCGCGAATCGCTGATTAGCTATTTGATTGTCGTAACGATAAATATCAGAAGTCAATCTTCCTTGATGTACTTCTAGATTATCAAACCTAAAAGTTGCACCTATGGGTGTGATTGTTTTGTTGTCTAATGAAATGAATGTAAAAGATGTACCGTCAAATACAGTTGTAAATTCATGTCCTCTATTGATTGTTAGACTTGATGGCGTTTGACCACCAACTATAGGACTAGTTACTGTTAAATCAAAAGAAGCTTTTGATGCAGTTCTAGAACTAGGTGTGTATCCGAGTTCTTTAGCTCTTGATACAACATTTTTTCTAATCTGTGCTGTGTCTAAAAACATCTCTGAGGCAACCATGTTTGCGTTGAATGCTGATGTATGGGCTGAGTATGCTAGAAGATCAATTAATACAGCTAAGTTACTACCTTCAAAGTCATAATCTTTTAAAGTTGTTTGACCTTTAAGATATTCTTTTAAACTTGATGAGACATCATCAAAATCTAAATCTGTTATGTTAATATTTGAACTGTTTATCGTGGCCATTATCTTACTCTCTGTAATGTTATATTTATCTCATGTGGATGTGGGTCATTATTAATAGTAATGTACATTGATACATCTAAACTGTTACCATGTAAAAATGTTACTACATCATCTACTATGGCTCGAGGTTCAAATTTGTTTATAACTGTCTTAATATCACTTTCTAAGATATCTGAATCAGTTGTTGATAATTCAAACAACATACCTCGAAGGTCTACACCTACACTAGGTTTAAAAGGTCTTTCATATAGACTAGTTGACAATAGATTTCTTATTGATCTTTTAATTGCGTTGATATCGTACTTTAATGTCAAGTCACCACTTTGAGGGTGTAATGTCATGTTTGTATCAATATCTGTAAACCATCTACGGGCGACTCTCGAACTTTGATTTTTACTATTATACTGCGCCATACTATTATTTATGTCGGAAGCACTGCTGTATTAGCTGTACCGACTGTTATATGTTCTGAAAAACTTAAATCGATTGTCTTAGGAAATCCTAAGAGATTTAAGAAATCACAAAATGTAAATGTTATAAACTCTACTAGAGCACCCAACCCGATATTCTCAAAGAATTTAGTAACTAACTCCATCCATTTTGTAAGAAGATATCTTGGCCAATTTTCTCCAAAGTCTCTAGCAGCTTCCATAAGTCTATTTATTCTTTTTTCAGCTGACTCTATTGATTCTTCAATCTTACCGCCAATCAAATCAATTAAAGAAAACCCAGCTAACGATACAGATTCTAATTCTTCTATTAACTCAGCGTAAGTAGCATCCTTTTTCTTTTTCCAAGCATTAATGATAGCTTGTAATATAGACTCTACACTCAAGTCAGGTAATGGAATTGGAATATCAGGAAGGCCTAATAAGTCCCAAGGTATTTTAAATAGTTTAATCAACGCTTCAAACGCGTCTGTTAACAATCCTGTCATACCACCATTAATCTTACCACGAATGTATGACCAGACCGCTTCAACTTTTAGTTCTAATGTGTCTAATCCGAAATCACCACCGAACAATCTATATGACTCGGGTAACATACCCCAAAATTTATCAACTATCTCTTTTCTAATATCAGCTAACTTATTTAATTCTGCTTGAAGTTCTTCATCTGTTATTGTTAAATCATCTTTCAACGCTTGAATTTTAGCTACCATATCATCAGACATACCTGTTAACTGTTTTTTAATATCTTCTATACCTTCAGGTGTAAATATTTTTAATATATCAATAGATAAACCTAAAACATTAATTATAAAATCTATAGGTACTAATTTACTAAGTAATTCTAATATCTTTTGTTGAACATACAAAGGAAAATCTTGTACCAGTCCAGTAATCATTATCTCCCATTCTATTTCAGGTATTGATAATGTTTGAAACTTTGGGTCGTATATAGATAATATCTCTCGGACTTCATCTAATATCTCTTGAATTTTTTCTGCAGCTTCTGTTTGTCCAGCAGCTATAAGTTGAGACGGTAGATTCGCTAACTGAGTGAACATATTAACTAAATCTGCTTTAGTAGGAAGTATAACTTTAGGACACTCAAGAGGTGGTATCGTTATAGGTGTTATTTTAAAAGTTGTATCAACCATTATTAACCACCTGTAAAATAGTCCGTTACTGAATCAATGGCTCCTGTAACAGCACTAGTGATAGTTGATAAAGTCTCTTTAGCACCTGCAAGAGGATCGTCAATGTCATCTAAAATACTACTTACAGAGTTTTTAGGTGAATTACCCGAATTCAGATTTATCTTCGGTGCTATCATATTAATATTACCTGTTGATGTAAGATTAGTCTCACCACCAACTTCCATATTGAGATCACCATCTATCTTTACAGTAACACCACCACTCACGACAACATAGTCATCTCCTAATATAACTGAGTATTTGTTTTTAACTATCTTCTCTACATAGTTACCGTCTTTGTCTATCTCAACTCTCGTACCTGTTCTGTGGTAGAGATGTATTCTTTCTTTGTCTGGTGTATCATCTAATTCTAATACATGACCTGATTCAGTTTCATGAACATGATTGAAAGGATATATAGGATCAACATAACTTCGTTTTGGTTCACCAGTAACAGTTTCGATTATAGGATATGTTTTGTCATCATAGTCTCTAGCTAACACATTGACATCAGAGGAACCTAAGTAATCTATCTTAGGGTAAGTATCACCTTTAGTCTTTCCGTCGCGTCTAGGCGACTTGTCGAGCGCTAGAGTCAATCCATAACCTCTGACGATATGTTTAGGTGAAGGTCCGTCTGGTGTACCTTTATATGATGAATCAGATTCTAATCTTGGATCATTGAATCCTTCTAAAGTTGTTCTTTCTATTTTAGTAAAACTTCTTGTACCTTTAGTATCTATACTTTCGTCTATTCTATGAAAGGATTGTGGTACTCCAATAAATGACCCGATAACTACAGGTGCTTGCATGTTTGCATCATCTCGATAGAACCCCATTACTGAAGAACCTTCAACAAGTCCGTGTGTCGAAGTTCCTAATCCTGAGAGTGACGGTGAAGTTGTAGGCATCATTACATCTGACCAAGGTAAATCAGGTGTTGCTATTAATTGTTTGTCATGTGAATGAGCGCCATGTATTCTAACACGAACTCTGTTTAAAAACAAGGGATCATTTCTATCTTCAACAACACCTGTAAACCAAGTGAATCCCTCTCTACCTTGATACATCATTTAACTGTGTCTCCATACTCAATCGCGGTTGTCTCAATATTATTGAGAACTGAATCTTTAATACATTTAATATTAGTTTTGCATTCTTTCGGTGTTAACGACCAATTAATTTCTGTAATTAAATGACCTCCATTATAGAACTTAGGTTCGACTTCTTTTTCACCAGGTCTTACTGAAGGTATATCAAGATTGATTACTTGACCTACAGATATATCTGTTCGAGCAGATAAGACAACATTAACTGTATGATAATTCAATAATTGTTCTGCTGCATTTCTAAATTGATTTGAACCTAAATGTGTGAAATGATCTGCTTGATGAATTTTATCTTTTGAATCATTAACAAAAGATGAATCACTTGTTAACATGTGCATGCCATCTGAATAATCACTAATAGCTTTACCTTCTTCTGACCCCATAATACTAACATCTCCTTCGTCAGCAGCAGAACCAATATATAATGTTTCTTTTTGTGTACGAACAAATGCGTGTGGGTCAATAGAATCACCATCACCACCAAAATGTTTTTCTAGGAAACTGTATGTCTTTTCAGTATAGAATTTGTATGTGTTATCAACAGTTGTTTGTTTAGATGCAAATAATCCTGTAACAACTCCTGTTAATACATCTGCATGTTGTTTAATTGCGTAAGCTAGTATTCTTCTACCCATACCAAGTTAGTATCTGAGCTATCATAAGGTTCATCTTTATCACCACCAGATGATTCTGAAAAAGTAAATGGTCTTCCACCAGCGTATTCAACACTCATCATACTTTTTAATGATTGTAATCTGTATCCACCTGCAGCTGTTTGATACCAAAAGAATGAATCTTGTAGACCACTGTTTGCGTCTACACCTTGTGCTTGCTTGCATAACCAATTTATGGTATAATTAACAGTCCAGTTAGGTATGACAACATGATAATTATCACCTTGAGATTTTTCTCGTACTTCAAAAAATGGTTCTAGTTTAGAATCTGTAGGTTCATTAACTATACCTAGATGTTCTTCAGCAAGATGTGCTGCCAAATCAGTCATAGAACCTCTTAACGCTTGACTTACTCTTTTTCTTTTTGACTTTAATAGTTCTGGAGAACAAAAACTTATTCTCATTACTTGAGAACTAGCATCAACTCGACTTACATTATCTATTTTATATATTCTAAATATTTGATCTATAGTATCATCATCATGTGTAGATGTACTCTTAATACCAGTAGGTTGTCTGAATCTTATTCTTAATGATTCTTGACCGAATAGTTTTCCGTTTTCTAAGAATGATATTGAATCAGCTATAACCATTTCACCTAACAAAAAGTTTCTTTTAATTGATTCATAAATATTACATGTTAACATAAGACTACGAATATCAAATCCGTCACCTTCATTATTTACTAATGTTAATACTTCTAATTCATAACTACTAGGG